GAAATCGCTAGGATTTACAACACTAGCAACCACGTTATCCACAAAATCAAGTGTGGAAAGAATTGGTCGTGGTTAACTGGACTTGGTAAGGAGGATAGCTCGTATGTCGCTCAAGCCGTTGATTGATGCTGACATACTTTAGCTCCTGTATGAGTGTGGATTCGCCGCTGAATATAAAGACGAAGACTCTGGGGAGAAGGTAGCTAAAGCCTTTGAGGATGCTGCTGAGATTCTTGACAGGCGTATAGAGGAAATCTGTGAAGCTATTGGGGCTACGGACAGCCCCCTTCTCTTTCTTACAGGAGACGAGAGGTTACTTAAAGATGTCAACAGACAACGAGGTCGTTCCGGTGAAGCACCTCTTGAGTGGAAACCTAACTTTCGGTTCGAAGTGGCTAAGTCTACGCCTTACAAAGAGAGGAAAGGCGAGAAGCCCTTTCATTACTACAACCTGCGTGCCTACGTCCTATTCAAATATGAAGTCAGTATATATTGGGGCATGGAAGCTGATGATGGACTTGCAATATACACGACGCAAAGTGAAGATCAAAACTGTTGCATATGCTCACGAGACAAAGACCTCCGAATGATTCCGGGTTGGCACTACGGATGGGAGTGCGGTAACCAACCTGAGTTCGGCCCCGAACTTGTTGATGAGATTGGTTGGATTGACAATAAAGGGAAGGGAGTAGGTCTTAAGTTCTTCTATGCACAGTTAATCATGGGAGATAAAGTGGATACAATTCCCGGGCTTCCGGGTGGAGGACCAGCCAAGGCATATAAAACTTTGGCCTCCTGTGAGACGGAGGAAGAAATGTATGAGAAAGTTTCCCTACTCTACGAAGAAAAGATCGGGCCTGATTGGTTTGATTACTTCACTGAGCAGGCTAATCTACTATGGATGGTTAGAGAAGTTTCAGAAGAAGGAGACCCCATCTTATTTGTACCTCCTATACACAGACAGGTGCCCTAGATGTACTAGTAGACTCTACTTCGATAGTTATGAGTCCTATAAACGTGGGAAACTTGGAGAGATCGAGCGGTATGAGTGCAGCAATCCAGAGTGTGGGTATGTCCGAAGAGAATGCACGAATGAATAACACTATGCTAGAACAATTCTTTACTAAAGTTGCTAAGCGTAAAGTAGAATTCCTAGTAGAGAACAAGAATGGCCGGGTGGAGCATGTAGACGAGGTGGCAGCTACCATCGTATGTGATGACGGAGTTGCTGAGATTTGTATCTACGGAAGTGTACGGTGGATTGGATAAGGAGATGCTATGGCTCGTCCGTCAGGACCTAAGGAACGATGTGGAAAGAGATGGACTGAGGCACGCTATCGTAGCTTCATCATCTCTGCTCTACGACAAGCATCACGACGATGGGCACCAGTTACTGATGTAGACAGGGCAGCTACCACTAAGCGTGGATTCAGGCTCTGTGCTGGATGTAACCAAGAGGTGCCAGTCACTACCAAAGAGAAAGGTCGCAAGGTAAAGAATACCTTTGTAGACCATATCAACCCAGTAGTTGATCCAGCAGTAGGTTTCACTACTTGGGATGACTACATTGAGCGTATGTTCTGCGAGGCAGATAACTTGCAGGTACTCTGTAAAGCTTGTCATGATGCCAAATCAGAAGAAGAGAAAGCTATTGCCGTCGAGAGACGCCGTAAGGAGAAAGAACTTGACTAAGACATATAAAGGCTACAACCTGTTTAACGACATTGACAACGTTGGCCTCCGTACTTGGAACCGTTGTGCCACAGCATTCAATATCTACCAAGACAAGGGGGAGGATTTGTTTGTTGAGTATGTAAGTCAGTTTGATAAGAAGAATCAGCAGATGGTTAAGCTCACCTTCCAGTATCTACTGATGAAGCGGGAAAAGCTAGGCGCTAAAGAGGGCTATGAGGCTGTTAAGCGTGAACTCTGCAAAGATGTAAAAGCTACTTTGGAGGCATAATGGAAGAACAGGAATGTACTTGCCACGCCTTCTGTTGGTGCGAGTGTATGTGTGGAGCGTGGGATGATGCTATTGAAGAACCTTGCTATGATTGTGGAATGAATCTAGAAGAGGAAGAATGATGACAGCACTCGATAAGCAAGAAGGTGGGGCTCATTACAAGGACCAAGCCATCCAACCTGTTGAGTATATCCATGCTAACAACATCCCCTACCTTGAGGGGAATGTGATTAAGTATGTGACTCGACACAAGAGTAAGAACGGCTTAGAAGATATTAATAAGGCCATTCACTACCTCCAACTGATTAAACAAATGGAGTATGGAATTGAAAGTTGATCTAATAGACTGGATGGGAGATGATTTAACTGTAGTCAACGCAGCTAGGGTTAGCTTTGATAAACACTCAGAGTACAGGACATGTGATGGACTCTGGGAGAAAGACCAAAAGCTCATCTCCTACTTGGCGAGACATGGACATTTTACTCCATTCACCCACCCACAGATTACTATTCGAGAGACTGTTCCAATCTTCGTGGCCCGGCAGCGTTATAAACACCAAGTAGGTTTTACCTACAATGAAGTAAGCAGGCGCTACGTAGATGATGAACCTGAGTTCTATGTCCCCGAGGTATGGCGTAGTAGGCCGGATGGAAGTGTGAAGCAGGGTAGTGGGAAAGCACTTAGTCCTCCTGACCAACAGGATATTACAGAGGACTACCTCCACTTTCTTTCACAAGCGGAGGACCTATATAAACAGCTTCTATCAGGTGGGGTCGCCCCAGAACAAGCTCGCATGGTCCTCCCTCAGTCCATGTACACCAGTTATTATGTAACAGGTTCCCTAGCTGCTTTTGCTAGGGCTTACAATCAACGGATTGACGCACATGCTCAAGTAGAGATTCAAGAGCTAGCAAAGCAATGGAGCGCTATCATCCAACCACTATTCCCTGTAAGTTGGGAGGCTTTAACTCAGTGAAAATCCTAATTGTAGATATCGAGACTGCTCCGAAGACTGCTTACGTATGGAGATTTTACAAGGAGTTTATTACGAAAGAAAAGCTACTAGCTAACGGCTACATCATGTCGTTTGCTTACAAGTGGCTTGGTTCGGAGAACACCCACTACTCGGAGACACGAACAGAAGATGACTCTCATCTTTGTAAACAACTATGCTCCCTTTTCAACAGCGCTGATTTAGTTATTGCCCACAATGCAGATAAGTTCGATATTCCTCTCATTCGGGCTCGCTGCCTTGTTCATGGGATTAGCCCATGGAGTCCTGTCAAGGTTGTCGATACGCTCAAGGTGGCTAAGCGTGAGTTCCTATTCGATAGCAATAGCCTTGCCTTTCTTGCTCATTACCTTGGGGTAGAAGAGAAGGGCACTCACAAAGAGTTTCCGGGCTTTGAACTCTGGGCTGAATGTCTGAAGGGAAATCCAGCAGCATGGAGGGAGATGAAGACTTACAATATCCAAGACGTAGATACGCTTGAGGAAGTCTATCTACGAATGAGACCATGGATTCGTAACCACCCGAACGTAGCTGTTCATGCGGAAGGAGAGTATGTAGCCTGCGCAAAATGCGGAAGTAAGCATATCCAGTGGAGAGGCTACGCCTATACCAACACCGGTAAGTATAAAAAATTCCAATGCCAAGGATGTGGGGGCTGGGGACGCACTAGGTTCACTGAGTATGCTAAAGATCGTCGTAAGGAGCTTGCTGTAAATGCCGTCTGATACTAGATTTGGAGACCGGACAAGGCAGAGAAGGAAAGTTGAGGGGGTTTATCCCTCTCGTCATCCGTTGTATTCAACTTGGCAAAAAATGCTTAGTAGGTGTTACTACGAAAAACATGAGAGCTATCCTAACTATGGAGGACGGGGTATCAAAGTTTGTGATCGCTGGTGTCGGGATTTTGTGTCTTTCGTGGAGGATATGGGCCCTCGACCAGATGGTTACACACTAGATCGGATTGATAATGATGGAGACTACTCACCAAGCAATTGTCGTTGGGCTTCTAGATCAGAGCAGAACCAAGACAAGAGGTATAAGAACAAGAGCACAGGGTTAAGAGGAGTCTCTTACTCTGAGTCCAAGGGGACATATATTGCCTATTGTAGTTTTAAAGGGAAACTTCTAAAGAAGGCAGGTATTAAGACCTTCGAGGAAGCGGTATTGATTAGGGAAGATTTTGAAAACCAACTGTGGGGTTAATATGACTACACACGACCTGTATAACCAAGCCCTCCGTGATCGCAAGAGCCGCCCGGTTATCGCCCATGGGGTGGCTGGTAGCGGTAAGACATTCAATGCTGTGGGGGCCGCAGTAGAGTGGCTAGAGGACAAAAGGAAAAAATGTGTAGTCACTCGTCCAAATGTTCCCTTTGCTAAGGAGCTTGGATTTTTACCCGGAACTCAAAGGGAGAAGATGGACCCGTGGGTTCTCCCTATCGAGCAATGTTTTAAAGAGCATGGGGTAAAGCAGGGCCAGTTAGATATGCTTGAACGCGAGGGGAGGTTGGTGTACTTCCCCCTAGAAACTGCTCAGGGTCTGACTTTTAAAGACAGTTTTATTATTGTTGATGAGTGCCAGCACTTGACTTTCGATCAACTCCGCATCCTCCTTACTCGAACTGGGGAGTACAGTAAATTGGTTTTGTGCGGCGATGTTGCGCAAACTAGTCCTCACTTTAAGAATTCAGGTCTAGCTAAGCTGATAGATATGGTAGAGAAGCTTGACTTGGATTGCCATGTAATCTCTTTCGGTCCAGAAGACATTCTACGATCTGCTCAGTGTAAGGAGTGGATTCTTGCTTTTGATGAATACGAGGCTATCACTAATGACTGAGACTACTACCATCGAAGGTATGCACCACGTAGTTCAGCCTGTCGCTGTCCAACACGACTTCTACCTAGACTTCGTGATTGAAAGTCCAGAGCAGTTCTATGACTTCTTCACAACAGTCAACACTGCTAGTTCAGAAGATATTATCTATCTGCACATCAACTCTCCCGGTGGTTCAGCAGATGCTATGGTTCAAATCATTGGGGCAATCAGGGCAGCACGTTGTCCCATTATCGCTATTGCGGAGGGGCAAGTAGCTAGTGCAGCAGCTATGATCTTCTTCGCTTGTCATGGATTCTCAGTTAATGACTTCGCTACTTTTCTTATCCATAATGGAATGGGTGGTCAAGTTGGTAAGCCTAATGACAATTTGGCTGCTGCTGGAAATCATCACGGACGAGTGAAGAAAATCTTCAAGGATATTCTCGGACCATTCTTCACTAAGAAAGAGATTAAGCAAATCCTGAATGGACGTGA